TCGTGAATACACGCTGCGATCCTGGCTTCAGTTTCCCCAACCTTGACTAACTCCTTCCAAAGCTTGCCCAAAGCACATTTGAGAATGGCCGCACCAGCGCCCTGGATCGGTGTATTACACCTGACTGTCAGGCGATTCATCTCCCCCGGCAACCACCGCCGCATCCCAGACAGCGGTATGCGCATAAAAGCATCTTTTTGATTCTGCGTTTGCTCTGCAACACTGCCTTTTTCTCGTTGCCACTTGGAGATCCCCTGGTACGTCTTGAGCCACTGGTCGCGGATTTCCTTGGCCTCCTCAAGGGTCATGGTGATGCCACTACTGCCTGCGTAATTGCGTAGACCTTTCGCACCAGAGCCATAAAGCAAGCCAAAGTTTGCGGATTTAGCTATCTGCCGAGAACAACCGATTGCCTCTGCAGTAACCGTATGGAGATCCTCGCCGTCCTTAAAGGCTTGGATCATGCGTTCATCTTTAGCCACTGCCGCAGCGAGTCGTAATTCCATCTGACCAAAATCAGCATCCACAAGAACCCAACCATCAGGAGCCTCAACACAACTGCGGAATTCTTTGTCACGTGGGATTTGCTGGTTGTTGGGTTTAATGCAGGACATCCGTCCGCTTTCCGCCCCAAGCTGTAAATAACTGGCGCGTACAAAGCCATCAGAATCCATTTTCTCAAGAATAGAATCCACCATTTGACGGCGTTTTTCAGCCTTTTTCCACGCAAGGTAAAGCTGAATAACGTGGTGGTCCGCCGCATATTCCTGGAGCGCTGCACGACTTGCACTAGGTTTCCCCGTTTTATTATCAATGGGCTCCTTACCTAGGAGCGCCGTGAATTTTTCCAAAAGCTGTTTTGGTGAGTTGAGGTTAAAGCCTTTGTACTTCTTTGTACCCAGTCGTTTGGAGCCCTCTTCCTTAGCCCGAAGATTAAAGACTGTTGGTTGAGTCTCGATATCTGCGATCTCCTGCTCCCATTTGTCACGTACAGAAGGATCGTGGCCCATTTCCGTGAGTTTCGCTTTGAGATAATCCAATCGCGGGGAGCTTTCTCGCGGCAACTTGTGTTTAGCCGGTAGAGCCTCATCAAGCTCAAACAAAAACTCCTTAGAAAGCGCGGCAATTTCATGTTCATAGTCATCACGCAAATCGTTGAGACTGGAGCGATTCCAAGGCAAGCCGGTGCGCCACATCAAGGCCATGGCCTGCAAAGCGTTACACTCCAGCCCGTACGCATTTAGCAGCCCATCCGCCATAATTTTCTTGCTTAATACTTCGTTGACTTCGAGCAAAATCTGCACATCTTTTGCCGCGTACTCAAGCTGCTCAGTGCTGAGAATCGAAGCGCCCCAGTCAGACTTTTGCTGCTCTTTAGACAAAGAAACTTTAAGCTCTCGCTTTACAACATCCGCCAAGCCATGTTTTAAACCAGGGCGACCGTTGTATAACAACTTGCTGGCAAGCATTGTGCAATATACCGGGCCATTAAATTTAAACCCGTTTTCTTGAAGCCAGCCAAGATCAAATACAGCATTATGCGCAACCCACTTCCTATCTTTATGCCCTAAAAACTCATCTATTAGGTCCCAGCCGTCTTGATCTGTATCAAACAAATCAATAACAACAATGGTTTCAGTTTCCCTTACCCCTAGTTGAAGCAAGCGAAGCTTCCCTACTTCAGGTTGCAGCTGGAGCGTCTCAACATCAAATGCAACCCGTTCCGCACCAGAGAGTTTGCTGAGGTTTTCAACCCCGTAAAAAACTTTGTAGGTCATCAGCTGTGTTTAGTTTTTTCGTGTTCAATGGCCACTCTGTAAGTGCAAGCTACAAAGCAAGCTGCCCTAGCAAGATAATGAGCATTTGCTATTGCTCTTTGGGTTTGTTCACGATCTGGTTTACATTCCGCTTCAGCTAATTCTTCTATAAGCATTTGCACTTGGGGACTTTGTGAAAAAATTTGAGCTGCCATGTTTTGTGCAGCCAAATCAAAAGCTTCGTGAAAATCCATGAAAAATTAAAAGAGGTGTTCTTCGGGAAATTCGCCTTCCCAGTTGGACTCATGAGTCCCGTTTGGTGCGTACCAGCCGGAATCGTCCATGTACCAGCCAGCTTCAGTGCGGGCAAAGAAGATTTTATCTTCAGCGCTGAAGTCGCTGAGCGAGTTGTCGTGAATTGGAATGGTCATTGGAGGGGGTCATCGAATGCGGGTGGAACGTCTTTGATCAGTTGTTGATGCAGGATCACACTGCGCTGGCTTTCCAAGCGGTCAATCAGCCGATTTAAATACCACCTGGATTTGCAGAGATCCTGAATGGTGTTGCCTTTAAGCCAAGCACGCAACAGATATTTCAGAGTGTTACCAAGAAGAAACCCTGAAGCAGGATCTGGTGCGTTCTCTACAGCGTCCTCAATGACGTCAATAGCTTCAAACCGCCCCGCTGTGTAGTGAGGCGGTTGGTTGACTAGATCATCTGCAGCCATCGTGCCAGGGAGTACCGCACGAATTATTGGCAAGAATCTCGTCGTCTGTGGGCTCCCAGTCAACAATCTTGTCGATTGCTGGTTGGATGTCGTTTTCAATGATGTCCATAACCCAGCCAGGCTGGGCATCTGTAATGGGTGTGCGCTCTTCCTGTTTGACGAGAACGCGGAGCCTTTGCTGGACCGTGTAGAGCAGACGATCCATGTTCATTTCGTAGACGTTGTTTGTGGTGTAAGAAGACATGATGTTTGATGTGGGTTGATCAGTAGTTGGTGATGGGCTGCCAGTTATCGACAAGCTCAGCAAGCTCTAGGAACTCCCGATGCGTTGTTGGCAGCGGTTCGTCACCTAAGAGGACAGAGCCATCGCAGACAGCACTGCCGTACTGAGGTGGATCGTGGCGCGTAGCAGCTGAGACTTGGACGATGTCGTCAACAACCGCTTGGAAGTCAACGGACCAGCCACAAGGACCATGAATGATCTTGCGGCTTTGGATTTCGATGATGGCGCTCATGTGTGGTGAGCAACTGGACTTGACTACCCTAGCACTTCTAAAGCGTCAGGTAGGTGTGAACCACGGGAAATGTATCGGCTTCGTAACTGCTCATGATTGAGGCGTCAATACCGCTGACCAGAGCCTTTTCCACATCTGCTTCAAACCTGCAGAACTCCTCCGGGCTATCGCTGTAGAAGTCTTCGCAGATCAATTCCGGGAGCCCATCAGGGTTATAAGCGGTGAAACGCACCACCGCAAGGAAGCCTTCGACCTCAGAAACTCTGTAGTAGGTGATGGTCGTCAGCTCCATTGAGCGCTCCGACACTTTCATACCAGTCTGGCTTTTATGAAAAACCAGATACATAATGTAGTAGAAATACACCTGGACTATGGAAGCGCATCGAAGCTTTGCCTTGCAGAAGTTCAAGCGCAGCATCGAAAAGTGCTCAGACGTAGAAGAGCTGCGTGCAATGACAATCAAAACAATGCAGCTCTATTTACGTCAACAGGACACAGTCAATGAGTTGATCAAAAAGGGCTGGCTGCCTTCAGACATAGAAGGCTAAGACCGCAACCCATGCACCTCAGGACTGGTGCGCCTAATCACAGGGTGCGACGTGCGCTCCTGCTAAATGACACCGCGTGCCTTCCATTCCTTGTAAATGAGACCAACCTTTTCAAAGCAAGCGTTACGGGTGCTGTAAGGGATTGAGCGCATGAACTTCGCAAGCCTGAACATCAAAAGCTCATCACGGTCATCCACAACATCCGAGAACTTGTCGAAGTGTCGGACACCATTGCCAATCGCACTAACTAAAAAAGCCTGGAACGCTGGGCACTCAAGCAGGTCTCTGAGTGTGTACTGATCTGCAAGCTCTAGGGACTCTTCAGGAAGGGTAATGTCGTAGGCCATAACGTTGTTTTGTAGTAAAGGGGTCATAAAGACCCCCAAAATGCTAGCACCAGGCTACTAGTGCTTCCTGAGCCACAGCTGCATTGCTTCCTCAATGGCGTCTGCCTTATCCACCTGGAGCGCCATGCAGCGTCCCAGGAACTTGCATTTGAGGTTTTTGTCTACGGCTGAGACCACCATTTTCTCCCGTACAGGCGTTGGGGTCGGGATAACCACTGGAAGGATGTTGCTGACCTCCTGGAGCGGCTCCGAGGCATTCAGAGGGCTGACTCCATCCCGTATGGATACAAACCGCGCAATACCGTCCTCAAAGCGCCTGTCAGCGGGTTTGACAAGCTCCAGGTTGACGGCAGTCCCTACGGGGCAAACCTCCTCGTTGAGCCATGAAGGCGCGAACTCCATGCTGACCATGCCCCTGTGAATGCCCTCTGGGACGTCACAGGACGGGTCCAAGGTGACGAATAGCAGTTTGGATGTGTTGGTGACGCGCCAACTAGCAGCAACGCCCCAGGCGTCGTAGTGGTTGTATGCCCCATCAACTGCAGGCCAGTTGGTGTTGCGTTGTTCTGCCATCGAAATAACCATCAGTAAGAAAGAAAGCAAGAGGTGCCCGGAGGCACCTCAAGGCTATTGCGCTAGTCCCACATTTCATGCGCTTTGTCCAAAGCACCCTGCACTTCCTCTGAAGTGCGTTCTGCCTCGCGTGCGCGGGGGCTATGGGACAACGTCCCACTTGGGCCAGATCCCGCATCAGCACTGGATTTCTTAGTGGGACACTCCTGTTTTTCAGAGGAGGTGTCCCACTTAGACGCTCCAGGCTCCGATTTCTTAGTGGGACACTTTTCGTCCTTAGTGGGACTGTCCCACTTAGAAAGTGAGTTATTGCAAGGGGTTTGAGGTAAGTGGGACACCTCTTTGAAGCCCCCGCGCACGAGTAAAGCTCTGTATTCCAACTCTGGAGATCCCTTCTTTAGTTGCTGGAGCGCCCTGACCTCCAACACACCCCGATTGACCAAACGCTGGAGCGCTTTACGGATTGCGCTGACGTTGCCACCCACAAGCGGATCAGCATTGAGTTGCTGGCGCGACAACCACTCGTTTTTGGTTTGAAGGCGGTTCATGATCCGCTCTGCAACAGTTCCAGCGCGGGTTTGAAGTTCTTCAAGCTTGCGTGCCTCGACCAGGGAAACGGTGAGATCCTCGTTTTGGGTCTGGATAAGCGATTCACCACTGCGGTTCAGGCGTGACTTGCCAACGGTGATGACCCGCTGGTCAACCTGAAGACCAGAGTCCTTTTTGGGGTGGCTGATATTCCAGACCTCAGAGACCGCAGCAGAGATGGCTGTAGAGCCTCGTGCGCCCCCTGTGGCCTTTGCAGCGTGGTGGAGGACCACGATGGTGCAAGCAGGCCAGAGAATGCCGTTCTTGGCGCTCAGCCAGTACAGAGGCTGCGCAAACTCGGCTTTGTTCTCATCCCCCGCCTTAGACCCTGAGCAGCTGGAGAGGCTGTCGATGCAGATCATCGATGGCTTCACCCGGTTCATGGTCTTGACGAACTGTGCCTGCCTGTAGAGGTTGAAGTCAGGCTCGAAGTAGAAGCGGTGCCCGTTGGCGATCTCGTGCAGGTCGTACTCCTCCTGAAAATCAAGTGAGGACATATCTGCGTTGAAATAGATCACCGGACCAGGCTCTACAGGCACCAGCTGATCCTTGAGCCGGAACGGAATGCCATCCACCACATGCTTCATCAGAGCCAAGGCAGTGGCGCTCTTACCGCACCCTGGATCGCCATACATCAGCAGGAGATAGCCATAGGGCAGCAAGCCAGGGATCAGGAAATCCCGAAGACTCCGCTCTTGGGTATCCATGGTTCTGCCCGCTTCCCGGGTCTGCTGCGTGATGTACTCCATAAGCAGCTTTTCAACACCGGACTGGTCTTTGTAACGAGCTTCCATTGCGATGGAGTGCAGCTCGTAATTCATGCGAGAGGTGTCGTCCAGCTCATAAGCAGCCATACCGCGACGAATGATTTCGTCGTAAGGAAGCCCCACCTCCCTGGTGCGTTGAACTGCAGCCTCAGCAGCCTCAAGAATTTTCAGGCTGTCCTGCTGGAACCTGGAGCGCTTTGGATCAATGAGGTCCGCCTGGTAGATCAGAGAACCCAGGCCAATGCGCCCACCAGCCTTAAAGGACTCCCAGGGCTGCTTACAGGGGTTTTTATCGCCCTCCCATTCATGGGCAAAGTCGAGGTCTTTGGAAGACCACACAGACCAGAGCGTGAGGCCTAACTCATCGGGGAGGACAGAGTGGATCGCCATACCAATGCGAATCCAGTGATCCCGCTGCCCAGCACCTCTGGGTTGGATGACGTCAAGGCAATCAGTGATGATCACCGCGATTTCATCTTCAGTGCGGTCACTGAGATCTAGAGCAGTGCGATTTTTGATGAAGGTGCTAGGAGCCTTAGCTGCCTTCATCTCCGCTAGGAGCCACGCAGGAGCCTCTGGAACGGCTTCTGGGTCACCAGCGAAGTCGTACTCCCCTTCCGGCCATTTGCCGTCTTGTGAGCCCGGGTAGGCCCCGTATATGACGCCCTGAGCACCAAAGAGGACTTCATAGCCATCCTTGTGGTCTTCAGAGTGACCAAAGCCGCTTACTTCACTCCAGAGTTCCTCAGGAACCCGGAAGATGTACTTAGCGGCGTTCTTCTTTGTAGAAGTAACCACTGGAGCGCCGTCAAGATCTGTGCCCCACTTGCGTTTCAGAGCAGCAAGATTGCGATCAACATCCAGGATGACGATGCCTTTACCACGGATGCCGGTAAAGAGACCAACAGCCGCAAGATCCTCACGTTTCTCCAGCTGGAGCGCTACGTCGTCGCGGTTGAGTGCTTTGTCAAAGGCTGTCTCCCAGGGGTTCTTACCTGTGGCTTCCTTACCG